GCCGGCTCAACGGTGACGACCGCAATGGCGGGCATGTCATCGTCAAAGGCGGGTCCACTTGCAGCGAAAGGATCTTGAGATGGGAAAGTTTTTTGATGCGTGGCTGACGCGAGCGATCGCGGCCAGCTTTGTTTTTGGCTTTATAGTCGGACAGGGGCAGGCCGCTGATCTGCCGGTGAAGCCGCTGGCGACCAAGGCGTCACCGTTCGCGCCCGCCTGCCAGTGGTGCGGCTTGTACGTGGGCGTCAACGCCGGCTATGGCGGTGCTGACTTCATCGCCAATTTTGATGACAGCCGGGATCTTCAGTCGCTTACGGCCAAGCACAGCGCTAACAGCATGCTTGGCGGTGCACATCTCGGCTACGACTACCAGTTCGGCCTGTTTGTGATCGGCGCGGAGACTGACATCTCCATGACGGGCATCAAATCGACTGTTGACGGTGTAGTGACGCAGCTGCCGTGGTTTGGCACCACGCGGCTGCGCGCCGGCCTCGCGATTACCGAGTACCTTTTGGTTTACGGGACCGGCGGTGTTGCTTACGGCCATGTCAAGTCGGGGATCGGACCAGATGTGTTTACAACGCCGGCAGTCGGCTGGGTTCTCGGTGGTGGCGCTGAGTACGCGCTTACTTCCAACCTTCGGATCGGCGCCGAGTACCTGCACGTCGACCTTGATGGGCCAAGCGTGACGAACGGCTTTCAAACGCTCGGCACCCGTGTGCCGGTTGATGTTGTCCGCGGGCGCTTGAGTTACCACTTTTAAGTTGTTATATCAGCTTTGGGGTCCATCGTGGATTCCTCCCTTCTGAACGAACTTCGGGCGGCTGTGCCGCCCGTTCTTTTGTGAGGCGTGATGGAGGACACTAGCCGGTGGTCGGTCGACAAACGTGTCCCGGTAGCGTCACTCATTGGCGGCTTTGTTGCAATCCTCACGCAGACTGCGATCGTAGCTTGGGCGGTTTCTACTTTGTGGTCGCGGGTTACGACCATTGAAGATTTCATCAAGGCGTCGCAGCCGCAGAGCGGGCAGATTCTTGTTTTGCAAGAACAGGTTAGAAATATGCAGGCTACTGTAGAGCGCATGGACAGCTGGCTGCGCACCAATGTTCGTTCAACGAATTTGCCTTCTCAAAACAGGTAGTTGACCCTTTATATTAGTGTGGTAGATTAGACACTTCGAGTGGTTCCCGTAAGGGGCTCATCGACTGGCGGCCGTTAGTCGCTTTGAAGGAAAATCCGACATGGCTAGATCACCGCAAGCGCGGGCGCCACAGGCGTCTGCGGGGGATGACTTCTATGAGCAAGAAGACGAGTTCGGCACCGAAGGCGCGGGCGATCTCGGGCAAGAAGGACAAGAAGGCGATGGCCTACCCGAAGACGCCGCCCTCGACGCTGGCGCGGAACAAACGGCTGGGGGCGAAGGCGATGTAGGGGGTGACGACGCTTTAGATGATTTCGATCCTGAACGGGTCGAGCGTGTTGCCGGACGGGCCGTTAATCGGATTCAGCGTCTGGCGAATGAGAATCGGCGGTTGGCCGATCGTGTTGCCGAGATGGAGCGCACGAGCCGGCCAGGCCCAACGCAGCCCACGGGGCCGCGTGAGGAAACGGACGCAGAGTTTGAAGCGCGCGTTCAAGTGCTCGACGGAAGCGATCGGGCCGATGCGCGGATGCAGCGGTTCGTCGGGCAGCAGCAGCGCCGTGATTTCTTCAACACGGTGAATGCAGCGGCCACGGCAGATCGGGTGGCGTATGCGGAGAAGTCGCGGGCCAACCCGCGGATGGAGCGGTGGGCCCCTAAAGTCGAGGAAGAATTCAACAAGCGCCTGCAAATGGGGCAGGCGGTGTCGCGGGTCGATCTGTTTTATTGGCTGGTCGGCAAGCACATGGACGAGAATCCGAAGTTGACCGCCAAGGCGCGTGAGCAGGCGCGACAGCGTGTCGATAGAAACACAGTGAGGCCGTCACAAGGCGGCAGCGATGTTCGGCCGACGCGCCGGGGAGTTGACGAGCGTACAGCGCGCGCGCGGCGGCTGGACGGCCAGCAAATTTAAGTCGCGGCAGGGGCCGCGGATATGGAGCGTGAACGATGGCTACCAACCCGGCCGCATCATTTGTTGCGGATATCGAAGGATATCTTGCCGACGAAACTCTGCCTTTGGCTCGCCGTCAGTTGGTGGTTTACCAGTTTGGCGACCCGCTCACCCTTCCTAAAGGACGCGGCACGGCCTACACCGCGACTCGTTACAATCGCGTTCCGCTTCCTTTTGCGCCGCTGTCTGAAGGCGTGCCGCCCATTGGGCAGAACATGACCATCAGTCAGGTGTCGGCGACCGCACAGCAGTGGGGTGACAAGATCACCATCACGGATGTAGGCGAGCTGACGATCAAGCACCCTTTGTTCGTGAAGGCAAAAGAGCTGCTGGGGCTGCAGATCGCCGAGACGTTCGAACGCAACACCTTCAACAACCTGCTCGCCGGCCCGCAGATAAATTACGTCAACACGAGAGGCTCACGTGGCGCTCTGGTGGCGGGTGACGTGCTCAACCCGCATGAAGTGGTGCGGGCGACCGCCATTCTCGAAACGCTTGGTGCGCCGCGCTTCATGGGCGACGAGATGACGGACACCCGGTTGGAGGCTGACGCGGGCGGCGCCCGCGCGTCCAGCAATCCGCGGTCGATGCCGCACTACACTTCGGTCTGCCACACACTGGTGGTGGCGGACATGCGGGAAAACCCGACCATTAATCAGGCGTGGACGTTCTCCGACATCAACCGGCTCTACAATTATGAGCTGGGGGAGTGGGCGGGGATTCGCTTCTGCCGATCGAATCTGGTTCCGATCTTCACCGGGGTGACTGCGCTGGTGGCGACGGCAGCAGGTGGTGGTTCTCTCCCAGCTGCCACCTACTCCGTTCAGGTGACCGCGCAGGACACTCAGAACCAGTACGAGTCGCGCATCTATGGTGTGCAGACCGGTCTTGTGGTGGGCGCCAATGGCATCATCAACGTGCCGTTGCCGAACGTCGCCGGCTTCACCTTCAGCGTCTACATCAACTCGTCGAACTCCAACCCGCCTTTCAATTTGGGGGTTTCGCCGCAGGGTCCGACTGTCGGTCCATACGCCGGTCAGGCCATACAGCTACCGGGCAACCAGACGGTCCAGATTACCAACATCGGGATCCCGCAGGTGCCGCCCGCCGCGCCGGCCAACGGTATTACGGTGTACCCGACATTCATTTTCGGCCGTGGCGCTTATGGTCAGGTGAAGCTTGACGATGTGCGGTTCACCTACCTGAAGGACGCCGATAAGTCCGACCCGTTGAACCAGCTCCGCATCGTCGGTTGGAAGGCGTTTTACGGCACACTTTTGGAGAACGTGCAGTTCTTCATGCGGATTGAATCCACGTCGGCATTCAGTGTGACCTTCGGCTAACCGCTGGCGCGGTCAGCGCGCGGAGGAACAGGAGTAGAACATGCCTTTCAAGATTCGCTACCAGGTCAATGTCGACTTCGTCGGTCCGGGTGCCGGTCCGATGGAGGCCCTTTCGCCGTCTGCCGGGCAGATGCTGCCCGGCGGTGGGGCGACCGGGCAGACTAAGGGGGTCGTCGGCAACCCGGCGATCATTCCGATCGTGAACGGCGCAGGGGCGGGCGGAACTCTTACTGGTGGCGACATCACCACCTTGACCAATGCGATGGCCGCCGACATAGCCGCGCAGTTGAACCTTCCGGCGAACCTCAATCTGATCAACGGCTGGCCCACGGGGAATCCGTAATGACTGTCGGAACTGGCGGTACGAACGCCAACAATTCGCTGACGGCCTGCTTTTTCCCAGGCTCCTACATTGGGCCTGGGGGAGTGGTGCAGTCGTTTGTCGAGGCTGATTCCGACATCGCAACGATCAATCAGCTGGTCAAAGATGACCAGAATATCAACCAGCCGGCCCCTGGTTCGGGGCCTTGGGGATGGTCACGCAAGGGGCAGTTGTTCGTTCCTAACCGCGGCTGGTTGAAAATACTGCCCGGTGATCTTGTGCTGGTCGATGCAACGACGGGTTGGCCAATTCTTGTGTCAGCGCGAGCGGTTGCGGCCGGTCCTTGGACTAAAACGGCAACGTAGGTACATCATGGCCATCATGGACAACGGCAAGCCGGCGCGCATTGGCAACGGCAAGAAGCTGGACCTGACGCCGCAGCGGGATGACCCGATGCGGTTCGATCAGGATCTGCTCACCGAAGGTGAGAAGGAAGCGTTGCGCGCGAAGGCGCGGGAGACTGTTCTTCAGGAACAGAAGGACAAATACAGCGACGCGCTGTACGCCGAGTATCTCGGCAAGGAGCGGAAAGTCCTTGATCCCAAGAGGCAGACAGTGCCGATTCTGCTTCAGCTTGCCGGGCATGCGCAGTACATCATGCTGGACGGTATTCAGTTCCACACCGATCAGATTTACCATGTTACCACGGACGTGGCGCACGTGCTGATTGAGCAGATGAACCGCGGCTGGGCTCACGAGGAACTGACTGAGGTTCGCGACCACCGCACGCGGCGCCGGTGGCGCCCACCGCCGGGGATTGGCTACGGCAATTTCATGGACAACCGCTTGCCTCGCAACATGACGCTCAGCACCGACCAGCTCGGCGGCGCCGTGGCGCAGATGCACAGCATGCTGCAAGGGTGATTGATGCCATATCTCGATGAGGAAATTTTTCCGCGGCCGGTGAAGGAGAAACCCGCACCTGTTGCGATAGTGACACCTGCAGTCGAGCTGCACATCGTGTTCGGCGCTGATGGTGGCCGCGCGTTCGAGACGCGGCTGGCGCCGCTGCCGCTCGACGTGAGCAAGGCCGAACTCGACGAGGCGCTTGATCGCGTGCTTACGGCGGTCGACCGGCAGATGGCGCGCTACGAGTTGCTCGATTCCGAGATGCGCCTGAAAGAACAGGTGAGCCGGATCGAGAAGTACGAAGGGATGGTGGTTACGCTTGAGGGGAAAGCTCAGGCCGAGTGGGAGATGAAAGGCAAGAAAGGCGACTGGACGCCGGACATGCTTCCTCCATCGTACCGCAATGCGCGCGACACCACTATGATTTCGTTGCAAAAAGAACGCGCGGAGGCCGAAACACTGCAAGAAAAGGTTCACCGCTTGCGTTCGATGGTGAACGGACATGCCGCAGACAGCCGCGCAAATAGTCAACTTAGCTAATCAGAATGCCAAAACGCCGGGGATGGCGGCCCTTGCAGGGCAGACGCTTAATTTGATCCTGCAAGAGTTGTGCATGACCTACGATTTCGAGGTTGCGCGCGGCACTACGACGTTCACCCTGAACGTGTCAAGTTCGCCAGGGACCGGGCTGGGTTCGGGGCCTTACCTGCTGCCGGCGGACTATCTGCGTACCCAGCAGGGCAAGCAGTTCTACACGATCGCGTTTCAGCCCTACGAGCTGACGCGGATCGAGCAGTGGGAGTTCGACCTGCTCACGCAGCAACCGGGTTTCAATGACTTCCCACGCAACTTTTATGTGGACATGGCGCCGACCAACGCAGGGTTGCCGCCGCAGGAGTTCGTGTGGCCGCCGCCGTCAATTTCGACTGCGGTGCTGGTGCGGTATTTCAAATTGATGCCGGACATTTCCACGCCTGAAACGAGTGCTGTCATCCCGTGGTTTCCGTACCAGAAGTACTTGATCACGCGCCTGACGGGCGAGATGATGGCGATCTCGGATGACGATCGCGCCGAGAAGTTCCTGACCGACAAGGAGGAACAAAACCCGCAGGGTGCAGGGGTACTACTGCGGCGGTATCTTGGCTTGAAGGACGACCCGGAGGGTCGCGCCAAGGTGGTGTCGCTTGACAGGCGCCGGTTTGGCATAAGCCGCTGGGATCGCCTACCCAGCACCAAGACGATAGGTTGGCCATGACTACACGTCGAAAATTTAACTCGGATGAGGATTCACGACGAAAATCGTATTCTCATTCAGGCGCAAAAGACAGTAATTTTAATCCGGCGCCGTATACGGATAAACAGATGCGCGATTACGGCAAGGATGTTGAACCTGTAGCTTCTGGGAACAGAATGCTGTTGGAACGTGCGCTTGGATCTAAGAAAAAATAGGTTGGCCATGAAAAAGATAGCTGCGCTTCTCGCTGCCTTGCTGTTTGCCGCGCCTGCACAGGCGCAGAATACCAAGGCGCAGATGACGACCGAGATCAACACCAATTTTGGTGACAACACCACTGGTCTGATCACGCCGTGGTTAACTGTG